ATCCCTGGCGGCATGAACTCCGCGACGTTCGAGACAAACCCTGTCCTGTTCTGGAACCACGACTACGAGAAGCCGGTCGGGCGCGCGACATCGATCAAGCGGCGAGAGAAGGACATCGTGGCCGAGTTCATCTTCGCCAAGCGACCTGACGGCTACTCGGGGGAGTTCTTCCCAGAGGTCGCCGCGGCGCTCGTCGGGCAGGGCATCGTCAAGGGCGTTTCGGTCGGCTACACCTCGGAGCCAGGCGGCACGCGCCGCGCCAGCGAGGTCGACCGCAAGAAGTACGGCGACGGGGTCCACACGGTCTACAGCCGTTGGAAGTTGCTCGAGATCAGCCTTGCGCCGCTGCAGGCGAATCCCGAAGCGCTCATCACCGCGGTCAAGAAGGGCATCGTCAGTCCCGTCGCGGCAAAGCGCTTCTTCGGCATCGAGCCGCCGCGCCGCGTGTCGATCGTCGTCCCGATCGCGGTCAAGCGCGCGGACTCATCCGCCGCGGCCGCCAAGCCGATTGACGCAGAAGCCATCATCGCGCGCGAGATCGCTCGAGCGCGTGGACGGCTTTGGTCGTGAGTCCGCGGCGCGCCTACGGAACGCCTGAAAGCGCGCCTCACGGCAGACCATAGAAAGAAACGGAGTCCGAAATGAAGACCATGAACACCAGCGAGCTGCGCGAGCATCTCACCAAGGCCGCCGCCCTCAAGGGCGAGGCCGGCGTGATCGCGCAGAAGAAGCTCATCCTCGATCGCTTCATGATCGTGGACGAGAACGGTCTGGCGGTCGACCCCGAGGCGATCGACATTACGATCGCGCCGGCCGCCGGAGAGCCTGAGATGGAAACCGACGCGGCCAAGGAGCCCGAAATGACCGAAGACCAGATCCAGAAGAGCGTGCGCTCGGCTCTTGCCAGCGCGAACCCGAGCGGCGCGAAGTTCGCCGTCACCGCCGAGCCCAAGACCTGGGAGAGCGCCCGTCAGTACGGTCGCCTCAAGCACCTCAAGTCCAAGGAAACCGCGTACCGCATGGGTGCGTGGTTCCTCGGCGCGATGGGCCACAAGAAGTCCGCAGACTTCTGCGCCTCGCAGGGACTCGTCATCCGCAAGGCCCATACCGAGGGCGTGAACTCGCAGGGCGGCTACCTCGTTCCCGACGAGTTCGAGAACGAGCTGGTGACCCTCCGCGAGCAGTACGGCGTGATCCGCCGAAACGCCCGCGTCTGGCCGATGGCCAGCGACACCCTCCGCATCCCGAAGCGCGCAGCTGGCCTTACCGCCTACTTCGTCGGAGAGGCTGCGGCCGGCACGGAGTCGACCCAGACCATCGACCAGGTCAACCTCGTCGCCAAGAAGCTGATGGCCCTGACGACCGTTACGAGCGAACTGCTCGAAGACGCGCTCGTCAACATCGGTGACGACATCGCCGGCGAAATCGCCTACGCGTTCGCCTTCAAGGAGGACGACGCGGGCTTCAACGGCGACGGAACGTCGGGCTACGGCGGCATCGTCGGCCTCTCGACCACGCTTTCGGACGCGACCTACCAGATCAGCGACGGCGGTCAGACCGCTGTCAGCGGCGTGACGACCGCCGAGATCGCGGCCGCGCTGGCGAAGCTTCCTGGCTGGGCGGCGCAGCGGAACAACATCAAGTTCTTCTGCAACAAGTCGGTGTACCACAGCGTCTTTGAGCGCCTGATGTTCCAGACGGGCAGCAACCCGACTGGCGCGTCGGCCACGGAAATCGCCCGCGGCATCGCTGGCCCGACTTTCCTCGGCTACCCCGTCGAGTTCACCCAGGTTCTCTCCGCGGCCCCGAGCGGCGCGGGCGCGACCTTCGCCTACGTCGGTGACATGACGCAGGCCGTGTACCTGGGCGACCGTCGCTCCACCTCCATCGCTTTCTCCGACTCGGCGCTCAACGCGTTCGAGCAGGACGAGCGCGTCATTCGCGGCACCCAGCGCTTCGACATCGTCTGCGCCAACTGCGGCAGCTCGTCTGCCGCCGGCGCGATGATCAAGATGACCCTCTGAGATAGGAAGGAACCTCACCCATGAAGCCCATCAGCAAGTTCATCGTCGCCAACGGCGCAGGCGTTTCGACGCTGACCGCCTCGATCGACACGCGTGGTTTCTCCTACGCCCAGATCGTCGCCAGCGCGACCATCACCAACGGCCTGCACACGACCGCGGCGAACACGATCCTCGAGGAGTCGGACGACAACTCGACCTTCACGACCGTGACCACGGGACTCTCGCAGGTCACGACCTCCGCGGCGACCTCGGTCGCCAAGGTGGCCTGGAACGTCGACCTCCGCGGCCGCAAGCGGTATCTGAAGCCGACCGTTGGCCTCGCGGCCACCGCCGGCATCAACGTCACCGCGGTCCTCTCGGACGCAGTCGACCAGCCGTCGACGGCAGCAGAGGCGGGCACGATCAACGTCGCCTACCTCTGATCGCATGACCCATTCGCGTGGAACGGGGCCGCACCTTGTGTGCGGCCCTGTTCTCTTTGGCTACCATTCGCGCAGGAGACAGCCATGAAATACGAGAGTGGAATGGCAGAGCGCCGCGACCTCGGCATGACGGTGGCCGAGATGACGACCGAGGATGCCGTCGAGTTCCTCCGCAAGCTTGCATCGGAGACGGATGACGGCGGCGAAGTGATCATCACCGTGCCGGACTTCGACCGCGCCGTCGAACTCTACCGCGCGGGATCGCCAGGCGCTGAGAAAGCCTGCGTCGACGGAGGCCGCTTCAAGTCGATTTGGAACCGCGCGAAGCTTCTCCGTCTGCTCGACGCGGCTGGCTTCTGCGCCGCCGGTCCCGCGTCGGGAACGTCATGGGAGAAGGACGGCACCATCTCCATCGTCGCGCGCAAATACTGGCGTATGCAGCCGCCGAAGCCGCTCGACGACATTCTCGCCATCATGTCGCTGCCGCGCGTCGCATGGACGACGACGATGGGCTGCCTGCACGAATCATGCAGCAAACTGGGCATCGACGCGGTTCGGTCCACGGGCGTGTTCTGGGGGCAATGCCTCGAGCGAATGCTTGAGCAGACCGCGCGCGACGGCCACAAGTACGCGCTGACCGTCGACTACGACAGCGTGTTCGACGCGAACGACATCGTTCGACTCTGGCAGATCATGGAGTCGAATCCCGACATCGACGTACTCTGCCCGCTGCAGATCCAGCGCGACAAGCCAAACAGCCTGTTCTGCATCATGGGCGCGAACGGCAAGCTGCTTGACGCGCTGTCCGAGGAACGGCTGCTTTGCGAGGCGATAGACATCTACAGCGGTCATTTCGGGCTGACGCTCATCCGATGCAGCGCACTGGAGGGCATCAAGCGCCCTCTCTTCTGGGGTCAGCCAGACGCGGACGGCAGCTGGGGCAAGGGCCGCGTAGACGACGACATTTTCTTCTGGAACCGTCTCCGCGAGGCTGGCCGGCGCGTCTGCCTCACGCCGCGCGTCAGGATCGGCCACCTGCAGCTCGTCGTCTCATGGCCTGACGAGTCGTTCGAGGCGATGCATCAGTATCACCCCGCCTACATCGACGAGGGGAGGCCGAAATGCACGATGACCTTCTGATCGTGCTGAAGCCGTTCGCCGTGGCGGATCCGCGCCACGGTCGGCGGGAACTTCGGCCAGGGACGGCAGTTCATCTGGACGCTCCGAACATCGAGGACTTGGTCCGCCGCGGCTACCTCAAGCGGGTCGCGCCTGCTGCTCCGCTCTTCGCGGAATCGCCTGAGAACGCCGTGAAGCCGATGAAACGGCGCAAGGAGTCCTAGTGGCGATCAGCGCAGACACCCTAGTTTCGCTCTCAGACTTCAAGGTCTACGCGGGCATCACGACCGCGGCCGACGATGTCATCCTGCAGCAGACGATCGACCGCGCGTCGATCGCCGCGCAGACCTACTGTGGCCGCAAGTTCGTGCAGCAGGACTACGTCGAGATCCGCGACACGACGGGACAGGCGCGACTCGCGCTGCGTCAGTCGCCCGTCTCGGTCGTTCGGTTCGTCGGTGTCGGATGGGATTCCGTGCTGTCGATCAACGCGACGGTGGCTTCGGATGCGTTCGTGTCCGTCTCGATGAACGGGCAGCACCTCCATCTCTACCGAATCGCCAGCAACGGGCAGGCGACACAAACCACGATTTCGCTGGCTTCTCACGATGTCACGACGGAGCTGGTCACAGAGATCAACAACCACACGGGTTTCCTTGCGGCAACGTTGTTGAACGTCCCTACCAAGTACATCCGCAAGCTGGTCGGGCGCGATCTCAAGAACTCAACGGCGTATCTCGAGGCTCCCACCGATTCGTTCACCGACTACATCGCGGACCTCGATGCCGGCATCATCCACGGGCGCGGGCTCGACCTGCCGCGGTCGATGCTGATTGACTACACGGCCGGCTACGAGGAAGTCCCGCTGGACGTTCAGCAGGCCGTGATGATGATCGCGCAGCGCATCTACCACGGCCGCAAGCGCGATTTCGGGGTGCAGAGCGAATCGCTCGGCGGCTACTCGTACAGCCTGCGCGCGGCATCTGAAATCGACGGAGAGGCGCGCGCGCTGCTCGACGGCTATCGGAGGCTCCGTTGAGCATCTCGAGCCTCGTCGGGCGCTTCGGAATCGACCTGTACGTCTACAGGCCGACGCTCACGACGGCATCTGACGGGACGGTCGTACGAACCTTCTCGTCCGCGGCGATCACCGCGCGCGGATTCGTGCAGCCGACAGGA